GAAAAGTGAATCTAGAAAAATCCAGATTCTTGATTTCAATATAATCTGGGAAGAATCAAGAAAGAACATTTGTATAAATTATTCTTTCTTCTCAACTTAGATCATAAAGAAAACCAGAATCAGGTTTCTCACTATCCTTAAGGGGTACCAAGAATCTTCAAGCTGGTTTCAACTCGTTCACAAAATAGTTGTCGGACATTATTCTCTTGTATAACCGCTGACATCTCAGCAGTAATGCAATTTTATAATTATCCTCAGCTATTTGAGCGAATCTGAAATTCTTATGAAAATCCAAAGTATCCGTATCGATATCAAGTTTTTGACCAGATATAATCTGATCAAAAGCCATGATTAATCGTTTCGAATCAACTGAATCTATTTTCTTTCCGAAATAAGATCAGGGATTTTTATAAAAATTAAAGAGTGAAATCAACTGAAGTCATGTTATACCTTCCTTATTCAAACATTTTTGAGTAAGGAACCCTATAATAGAGTGAATATAAGCGTTTTTCTTAGAATGTTTTAGTGATTGGACAAGAAGGAATGATCTTTTGAGATTTTTTCCTATCTTTCTGTTCACTAATTTTGTTGCAATGCTCAATCTTCCAAAGAAGTTATTATTACTAATAAACTCCTTAAAAGACCAAGCAGATACATCAAAACCATAATAAGAGGTTCGCTTAGCAAACTCTACTACAGGTCGGGATGATATAATACTTTTTGATTTATTAATAGTAACCCCTAGCTTATCACATAAAGATAAGTAACGGTTAGCTATATTTTCTTCAAAAAGCACAATATCATCACCAAGTACAACATACTCGGTATATCAACCTTGGAATGTGGGGTACTCCATCTTATAACAATACTGAACCATCATATGATGTAATAAATTCAGCATTGCTCAAGATGAGAGCGCTCCCATAGGTTGACCAACTTTATAGTAGTAATCTCCTTCTAATATTTTATAAGAATTACGATTTACTCTATAAGGTCTATCAACCAGAATCTTTAATCAGATATCTCCAAAGTTTGACCCAAACAATCCGTTTAGCAATTTGGCTTGACACTCGGCAGGCAACCTATCGGTTGCAGCAGAGAGATCAAAACCAAAAGAAGCATTGTACTTCATTGACAAGGTTTGAGCGTAAGAAAATGCTCTTTCCTGATCATGAGTACCATCATTTGGCAACTTATGAAATATATCAAAAAGTTTCAAATGTAAAGGTTTTAGTAATGATTGAGTTATTACATCAACCATAGCAAAAAC